CAACCTGTCCTTTACCACTTCTTGACATTTCTCCGTGGTTAGCAGGTACTCCAGACAAAGTTATCTTGTTTGCATATGGTAAAAATGTATCAACAGTTTTCATAATTAGTTTTCTTGCTAGATGATACTGCTGTTGGAGTGTGAGAGAAATATTGAAGGGTTGTGAGTCGTAAAATCCATAACAACCTTCTGTTAAATCGCCCATAGAAAGCAAATAAATTTCATCTACGCCACCTAGTGCCTTAACCTGCTCTACTCCTCTCTGAAGTGCCAAATCGTAGCGTTTAAGGGTATTTTCTACTCCATAGTCATCTTTTCCTAGTTGCCAATCACTCATACACCATATGAACGCTTGTTTGCTAGTAATGTTTTTCTTTTTAAGAGGTTTTTTCTTTGATATTTCTTTTAATAAGACTTTAAACCACTCATCACGAGCAGGATGTTTTTTTCTAACAACACCTTTAAACGCATAAAAGGTTTCAACTTGTCCACCTTTTAGTTGTGCGTTCCAAGATGATGCTTTGACCTTACCATCTATCTCATAATAACGAGGATCAAACCCCCATTCACGCAATATATCATCAAATTTAGATTTATAATTGGGGTCAGTTCCAATGTGTGTGATTTCACCTAGTCCTGTTTGCTCATCAAACTCTGCTGATGGTTGCCAACCAGAACGAAAGTAATTATTTCCTAAGTCTTTTTTGTCTGTCATACGCAGCCTTTCTGTTAAGGCTTAGTATAGACAATAGATAAGACTATTTCTATTAACTAATTTTTTTCTTAGCGAATGTTTTGATTACTGATAAAGCTGCTCCACCACCTGCAATAGCTGCAATTTGTAGTGCGTTAGCTTCAATACCAGCCATTGGGCTTATGACTAAAGCAGATAGGAACGCCTCAATAAATGTCCATAAGGCTCTCTCTAACATATCTTTTAATTCATCACTCATTGTATTATTCTTCCTAACTTTAATTTGTTTTCTATATTCTCTAGTTTAGCAATTATTATGTCTAATTTCTTTTGAATAAACTGTGGGTGTACCATATCTGGACTACTTGCATTTGATAAATCTTCAGCAGTTATGTTTGTAGCTTTCTTTAGTTCATCTATAGTTGCTGTTTTTTTCTCTATAATCCATTGTCGCCAAGCATCTCCTGGACAATCAGTTTGTTTGAAAGAACTATGAGGTCTAAGCTCACCACCTACTTGTTCGTAGAGCCAAGAAATGGCTGCACGAGCTTCAGCAGAAGGTTGGTCGGCAGGTTTTGAGCCACCAAGCCAACACACAGCAACATAATGCTTGTTATTGTAATTAATTTCTTGCCTACTGTTACCACCTTGTGCTGCACTTCTGTTTCCAAATCCTCTACCTTCATAAATCTGTCCTGTATCTCCTACTAAAAAATTATATGCTATATCGTTCCAACCTCTATCAACTTGATGAAGTCGTTGTATTTGTTTTAATTGATCCATCTCTGCTTGGTTACCTATAGCTACAGGATATGCAGACCAATGCACCACTAAACCTTTTACTTCTCCTAGTTTACTAAACTTTGTCTTGTTAGGTTTAGCTCCCCAACTATCTCTGCTTATTATTTTCACAATTACCACTTCCATTCTTGCAGTTACATATCTGCACAAACGAACCATCTTCTTTTTGTTTTACCATACACATATCTTAGCCATTTAATTTAAAAAGTAATTCAGTAAAGTTACTTTCTAACATATCAAGTTCACTATTCATCTCTAATACCATAGCATCACAAGCGTTCTGATGTGATTTAATTTCTTCTATCGAGTTGAATACCCAACCAAATGCACTAAGCAAAGCTGTTATAACTATTGGTGCTAGTGTTTTTGTGTCTATCTTTAATGTTGCCATTTAACTTCCTAATGTGAATACACCAACTAACGAAACTACTGTTGCTATTAGTAGAAGTGTTTTATAAAATTCTGACTTGTCTATTTTTGCATTGACTTTCTCGTGTAATACATCAATGCGTTGATTAATATTTTTTAATTCTGATTTCAATTCTGCCTGTCCTTCTTTAATGAGTTCTAAATATTGCTTAGTGGTAAACCCATTACCATTTGATTCAGACATTATGGCAGATCATCTTCCTGGATAGGTGTTATCCAATCCCATTCTTTATCCCAAGATTTACGATTATCCCAATCCCATTGACTTAGTCTTTTAAGATAAGATACAATCTCTTTTAAAAAATAACCTAATAAAAATCCTATTACGAAGTCCATAACTACGATTGTATCATACGATTATCTTTTTAAATCTAAATAACCTTTTAATAATGCTCTGTATTCTTTTTTTGCTAATGATAATGAACGACCATCATATAAATCGTGATGTAGTTTACATAACATAGCAACATTTTCTATATCATATTTGCGTGTTTTAGATCCACCCATACCAATATCAATTAGGTGTGCCATTTCAAGTCTTTGGTCATAATTGATACAATCTGCCCACTCACAACGATTGTTAGCTCGTTCTAATGCGATTTCTCGCATATCCTGTAGCTTAGTCAATTACTCAGGTTTTGGATTATCAGATTTAACTTGGGCTATATGGTCTTTCCAAGTGGTAGTTCCATTGACATTATCCCAGTACATCATATCTAACTGGTCTGCAATAGAACCATACGCTTCTTGTCTAGCTTGGATATAACCAAACTGTTGGTCATTCCATTTGCTATTAGCAAGGTCTATTATAGCTTGGTCATAATCACTAGCAGAAAATTCAAGTCTTTCATTATTAACTTGCTTGTACAAAGGCTTTGCAGCTTCAATCTCTGCTGTTGCCTCTACTGTTAGTTCTTCTAATGTTGCCATATCTCTCCTATCTTACTATATATTTCTTATACTTACTTCTTTAAACCATATTCTATTTAGATAAACCATACATAACAAAATTTCCATTATCAATATTGCCTGTTGAAAAAAATATATTTAGTCCATCAACTGTACTAGCTGAAGTAAATACTCCACCACCCTGACTACCATACAAACCACCTGAAAATGGATTTAAGAAAACTGTTTCATAAGTTAAAAAAGTATATTCCCCACTATTGTTTGCATTGAATATATACATAACTCCATTACTTTGTTCATTAAATAAGGGATCATTACCAACTTGAATATTTACTTGAAAATGGTCTGAATTTGTTGCACTTCTATTATCAAAAGCACCTGTTGCATCTAATTCTTTATGTGCAAAATCATAATTAGAAGTTGTGTTTGGTGTTCCACTTTCTGTAACTCTTACTTCTAAATTGTTATTACCTGAAGTTCCAATAACATTGTTAAATCTAACCATATACACATCATAAGTGCTATCAATACCTGTTAAAGTTACACTTGCTACTGCTGATGTAACTATTTCTTCATCTATTTTTATTAAGCTACCTGCCATTATTTAACTCCTAATTACTAGCCAATCCATAAGTTTTTATAACACCCTCTGAGAAATCTGTGTTATCTATATCAAATAATTGAAATCCTGTCATACTTACACTTTGTTTTAAAACACCAATTCCTTTTGTAGACCTAAGTGTTGTATTTACAGAACTCATTTGATATAAAGAAAAAGTATAACTGCTAGATGAATAAGGATTGAATATATAAGCTACACTTCCCTGTGTATCAGTTGCACTTGAAAAAGCAAAAATACCTCTAATATAAGTTTCATTAGTTGCATTATTTTCACTAAAACCTGCTTCAGTTCTCATATTTAAATAGGCATAGTCATAATTACTTGCACTTACAACACTTCCACTAGAGTTAATAAATCTAATTTGCAAACTAGGTGTATTTGTTGTGTCCTCAATACCATTAGTTACAATTTTATAAACATCATATTTAGCTGAAAATACATCTGTTATATCAACACTTGAAACACTAGAAGTTATTTCTGTTTTATCAATTAATTCTAAATTACCTGCCATAATCTAACTCTCTGCAATTCCATATAGGGATAATGTGCCTTGTGTCATATTTGCAGTATTACCACTTCTAATTCTTATTCCATCAACAGTACTTGCTTGTGGCAACACAAAACTTCCAAATCCATAACTTGCACCAAATCCACCACTTGCCATTTGAGTAATATGAAAAGTTGAAAAACTGTATTTACTTGAAC